GGGACTGGTATGCCAAATACGGTACTGCCGTGGAAGCAGAATTGACAATAGCCTATGAAGCAGCCTTGATCGCTGGTGGGGTTATCACTGATCCTGCACCGGCCCAAACCCTCGCCTTCAAGTTCGCTTCAACAAGATCGGCTGCACTCCTGAGAGAAGAAGGGTTTATGTATGGTGGCATAAATATCGGTCTAGTACCTGGAACCAAGGAAAAGGTCAGGGATTTAGTAGCACACAATCTCCAGACAGGGGAAGGACTGGGGACATTAAAGCGAGCCATTCGGGACGATTATATGTTCCAAGCTGCGAGGGCCACCAACATTGCTAGGACTGAGACAGCCACGGCACTTGGAGAAGGTACGTTTGAGGCTGCCAAGATGACCGGCGAAGAAGAGAAGCGGTGGATAACCCAAGGAGATGAACTGGTCGATCCTGGGGTCTGTGAAATCAATGCAGCTGATGGATGGATACCGTTGGCAGATAATTTTTCCAGTGGAGTTCGAACGATTCCAGGGCATCCCCAGTGTCGATGCACTGTGATCTTTCGTGGGAAGCCGTTAATGGAAGCTGGGCTAGAAACCGCAGAACAGAATGAGATGCTCCTCGACCATATCCCAGGAGACTTCCGATGTCCCCAATGCAACCGTCTTCTAGGCAAGGACGTAGCGGTCAACACTGGCATCTGGTGCCGGTCTAAGAACTGCAAGGTTGAACGAATACCAATTAGTGCGACCGCAAGTATAAGGCTCCATGCCAATCCACAACGCTAGCACCACAATCTGCAGCCCAAATATTGCCACGAACTCCATTAGCTTGGGGAGCTTTCCACGTCCCAGCTTTAAGGATATCTCCAGTTGCAATGTTAACGAAGGTATGGACACTCTTGCTATTACCACGGGCATTAGAAACTGTAACAACCCTTGCGTTTTTTTTGCCCATCTCTACAGTGATGGTGTCTGGAGGGGCGAAAGTGAAACCCCCACGTGCCCAGAACGTGTTCATTTTATCTTGAACCATTGATCGATAAGCCTCTAGTCGTGCATTGAAGTCCATTGTCTTTCCTCCCTATTAAGTAGACCGTCCACCACCTATTATATCATAATGCAGCAAGGTGTCAAGTCTTATCCCTTGGCAATTATGGAAGTGCGATGCTTGACATCGATCCTAGAAGTCGCTATATAATATTCCCCAAATTGAATATGTAGTGTGAGGCCAAGAGTCCAGAGCTACACGGTTGAGCTTTCGTGAGGCTATAGCCCGATGAAACAGATTCACCGAAGTCTGTGCCATCGGGTTTTTTGTTTTGGGAGGCCGAATGTTTAGATACCAGTTCCAAAAGGCAATCACCAAGGTGCAGGATGATGGCAGTGTTCATGCCGTTGTAAGCTCTGAACGCCGTGATAGAGACGGCGATATCATCAGAGTTGCCGGCTGGGATTTGGACGCTTTCCATCGGCATCCTGTTTTAGTAGCAGGGCATGACTATCGGAATCTTAGTTCCCAAATTGGTATGTGGAAGGATATGTCAATAAACCACGCTGAAAAGACCCTGGAAGGCGTGGCAGTTTACTGGCATGGTGAAGGGAATGCCAATGCTGATTGGGGCTATAAGTTAGCCATAGACGGACAGGCTGCTTTTTCTGTTGGATTTTTGCCTGATATCGACAAGGCAACAGTTCTACCCGAAAGTAGTAAAGCCTCTCCGAACTTTGAGTTTAACGGTCAGGAATTGCTTGAGGTATCCCATGTCATCATCCCATCTAATTCAGAGGCTATTCAGGCAATGAAAGCCTTGCAGCCTGACATGAGATCAATCATTGAGCAAATCGTAGCAGAAATACAGGCCAAGCAAGAGGGGGAAGCCAAGAGCCTAGTCGAGATACAGATTAAGGAATTGGCCGAAGCCGTGGTCACTGAGGTCTGGCCTATGTTAGAGGAAAAGTTCGCAGAGCATTATGTCCCTCCAACGCCAGCCAGCACACCAGCCCCGGACTTGGATGACCTGTATTACCAGATAGCAAGAAATGCTACGGCTGAAGCAATTAAGGAGGTAACCAAATAGTGGCATCTATAACAACTGAAGCACAATTAGACGACCTACAGAATGATCCAGAAAGGTTAAAAGATTACATCCGTGGTGTGGTGGCAGAATCGGCCAGTGGCGTTGAGGAGACTATAAAGTCAGCGGTCGGTGATGCAGTCAGTGCCTCTGGTATTGCAGCCAAGCGTTTGCCTCAGAGTGATGAGTCGGCAGCCCTTGCAGATGTAGAGCCAGGCATAACAAAGGGATCATGGCTGGGTGGGGATACTCTTGGCCGTGGTTCTAGTCTTTCAGAAGCAAAAGGCTTAAACGGACAGTTCAAGCATTTTGGTGAGTTCCTGCAGAAAATTCACCCAATGGTACAACAGAGAGCCGGTATGGATGCTCGCTTAAAGGTACTTGGCGAAGGCCAAGGCGACCAGGGTGGGTTCCTTGTTCCAGAACAATTCACCACCAACATCATGGCGTTGGCCCTAGAGAACGCCGTGGTAAGGCCCAGAGCCTTTGTGATGCCGATGGCAGCACCAACCGTAACGATCCCATCAGTACGATCCACTACCCATGCTTCCAATGTATTCGGTGGTGTTCAGGCCTACTGGACACCAGAGCATGGAACTATCACGGCCAGTGAGCCATCATTCAGCCGTATCGTGCTAAATGCTAAGAAGTTGACGTTATACACCAGCGCATCCAACGAGCTTCTAGCGGACAGTGCAGTCGGCTTAGAGGCACTATTGTCTCGTATGTACGCCGAAGCCATAAGCTACTTTGAGGATGATGGCTTCATAAATGGGTCAGGCGCAGGTGATCCTATCGGAATCTTAAATGCGAATGCTCTAGTCACGGTAGCCAAAGAGACTGGGCAAGCAGCTGCCACTATTGTCAGTGCCAATATCGATAAAATGTGGAGCCGTTTGCTACCACAATCCAAGGCCAACGCCATCTGGCTAGTACATCCCGACACATTCCCTCAACTGGCTGCCCTCAGTCGCACCGTAGGTACTGGTGGGAGTGCAGTTTTTGTTTCCAACATGGCATCCAATGCGCCGGCCAGCATTTACGGTCGGCCCATTATAGAGTCTGAGAAATGTCAAACATTGGGAACAGCGGGTGATATTTTCTTAGTTGACTTGAGCTATTACGTTGTTGGTGATCGGCAAGCCGTTACGATGGCAGCCAGTCCCCATGTCCGTTTCCAACAGGATGAGATGGTGTGGAGAATGACTTCCAGAATTGATGGAAAGCCCTGGATCGACAGCGCACTCACTCCCAGGAACGGCAGCAACACCTTGTCCGCATTCGTCAATCTGGCGACAAGGTCATAAGTAGATTAAACGTAAAGCCTAGAGGAGGGCATCATGCAGAGACTTAGTGAACACGCAACCATCGACCTGTTGGATTTAGCAGACATCGGTGGTACTAACGCCCAGAACAACGGGGGCTGGTTATCCATGGAAGGCTACAATCGGGTGATGGCCTATGTAGAAATTGGAACCTGGGACTCTGGCGATGACCTGGATGAATGCCGGTTACAGCAGGCCAGTGATTCGTCAGGAACTGGCGCAAAAGATTTGACCAGTGATGCAAGCGGTGGTAATTATGATACAGATAACCCAGTGGATGCCGATGGAAATTTCGTAATCTTGGAAGCACGTGCCGAAGATTTCGATACTGATAACGATTTCAGTTATGTACGTCTGTACGTGGCTGAAGGTGGCAATACTGGCGTAGATAATGTCAACGCTGTGTTGATTCGGTATGACTACTCGTACCCTCAAAAGGAATTGCAGGGTGCAGCGTCTACTGGCGCACAGGTATATGTAGATACCAACACCTAAGATAAGAAAGGAAGTGACATATGTTAGGAACCTTTGAAGTTACCAGCCCGTGGCAATCCGCTGTGAAATGCCCAAATTGCAGCAAGTTCTACGAGGCGAGTCGTTCCAGAATCCCTGCCACGTGTGAACGGTGCGGATGCCCAATGGACGAGGCTAAAGGGGCAGCCTTTGCTAACCGTAATGCCGACCTAGTTGCTCAAGGTAAGCCGATCATCGGCCCCAAGAAGGACGAGGCGATAAGGGCTAGCATAGCCACTATAGCTGATGAAGATGGCGACTAAGGGGAACCTGGCACAGCGACTATTAGAACGCTTGTCGAAGCCAAGGATAGCGGTGCTAAAGGGTATTGTGAGGGCCACCAGCCGTCCTCCAGCCCACACCGCTATGTTTGGCGAATCAAGTGAACTTATAACCAAATAGCTTACGGAATCCGTGGCATAAGCCACCAGAAGAAGGAGCATTATGGCTAATGTAATTGGTAAACGATTCGCAGGGAATCTTGTTTATGTTGACCAGGCAGCGCATGGTATGCGTGTCGTAGATGCGATTGGCCCCGATGTAATCAAGTTTGAGTTTAACCCTTGGACGATGGGCGTACAGGCAGAAGGTGCCACTGCCACTGATAGCCATGCCTTCACAACGACAGTTGTAGAAGCTGGGACTGGAACCTCTGAGCTTGCTGCGTCCAACACTGCCGGTATCCTCGCTAGACTGGTGTGTGCTGCCAATGAGAATGACGGTATTAGCTTGCAAGCCATCGGCGAGAACTTTGAGTTCACAAGCAACCAGTCCATGATCTATTTCGGGATTGAGTTCGCTATAAACGATGCAGACCAGACCGATGTCTTGGGTGGTCTATGTATTACAGACACGACTCTGCTTGGCGGTATGACTGACGGTATCTATTTTGAATCCTTAGATGGCGCAGCAACTGTCAGCACAGTGACCGAAAAAGATAGTTCGGAGACTCAGAACGATTCAGTCGGAACGATTACAGACGCTACCATGCATTTCGTTGAATTTTTCTTTGATGGAACCTCTGTTTACTTTTTCTATGACGGATCACAAACCACCAATATTCACACAGCAAATATATGCGATGACGAGGTTCTCACGCCTTCTTTGGAGTTCCTCACTGGAGAAGCAACAGCGAACACATTGGACATCCGTCAGTGGAGAGCCATTCAAGTAGGACGAACATAGTATGAGCAGCGTGAGGTTTGCCAGACCTGTTATTAAGAAACCGATGCCACCAGAGGTATATCAACGGTTGAGGCATCGAGCTATGAGTTTCAAGGTGTGTACTCACCGTGAGTTTGGCGAACAGCACGTTCTTTTACTCTTTGAAGACCTCGCTACGGCATACCATGTCCGCAGCGTCGAAGAACTAGATCGGATTATTGATGCCCTAATCAACATTCGTGAGGATGCTCTGTCAGGGCGCATTGGAGGATAGCATGGTAACTAGTGACGAAGTCACAACCCAAGAAGAAGAAGTAGTAGCTGACGAGCAACAGGAAGAGGCTGCGGATGCTAACGCTACTGAAGAAACTCCCGAAGATACCGCTCCTGCGGAAGCTGAAGAAAAGCCGGCTGCTAAGAAAGCGGAACCGGCAGTCAAAGCCACGCCTGTTGTGGCACGAGTAGACCCTGCCAGACCGAACCGTGTCATCCTTAATCGGTTGCCCAAGGAAGAGGAAAAACCTGCGCTACGAGGTGAATAATGGCTGGTTCAGTCACGATAACTTATGTGACCTTTGATACCGTGAAGTATGTCCAATGGGCATGGACATCTGATG